GCTGCGTCGGCTGATCTTATGAATAAGCAGGGTCAGTCGATTATTGCTAATCTGGAGAAGATAGCGCCGGAGATTCGCCATTTGGTTTCTCAGGCGAATTTGAATGATCAGCAGAGGCGCAATCTTATTGCGGAGTTGCCGCGTATTGCGGCGGAAGTGCCGCGTATTAAGGCGGAGACTGACCTCGCGTATCAGAATCGGTTGCTGAGAGAGGTTGAAACTCGTTTGAAAGGGTATGAGGAGAATAAGGGTAAGCATGAGTCGTGGATGATGCAGCCGGGTGGTATTGGTTCTGTGTCGGACGCTATGAAGCGGCGGTGCAGCGTGAGCAAGTGGATAATATCGCTGCGGATACTGGTCTTAAGGAGTCTACGAAAGGAAAAACGGATGCGGAAAAGGTTAAAGCGGAAGCAGAGACTCAGACAGCGCTTACGCAGGCGGCGTTGAATACGGCGCTTGCGGATAAGGCGAATCAGGATAAGATTACCTCGGCTGCGTCGGCTGATCTTATGAGTAAGCAGGGTCAGTCGATTATTGCTAATCTGGAGAAGATAGCGCCGGAGATTCGCCATTTGGTTTCTCAGGCGGATTTGAATGATCAGCAGAGGCGCAATCTTATTGCGGAGTTGCCGCGTATTGCGGCGGAAGTGCCGCGTATTAAGGCGGAGACTGACCTCGCGTATCAGAATCGGTTGCTGAGAGAGGTTGAAACTCGTTTGAAAGGGTATGAGGAGAATAAGGGTAAGCATGAGTCGTGGATGATGCAGCCGGGTGGTATTGGTTCTGTGTCGGACGCTATGAAGCGTGCCGTTTCTGGTGTGCCGGGTTTGTCGTGGCTTTATAAATAGGAGGTTGTTATGCTTCGTTTAGTGTATGAGTACGATGTGGATCAGGTTTCGGATGAAAGTAGTTTGGTTTGTCCGGAGGAGAGTCTAACCGCTCAGGAGTTTAAGGAGGAGAGTGATATTAATACGATCATTGATCGTTTTGGTATTGGTGAAAATCCCATTGAAGCGCAGCGTTGGGTTACTAATGTCGATATTGCGGATGCTCCGAATAACTATCAGGATGTTATGAATCAGCTTAATGCGGCGCGCGATCAGTTTATGTCGTTGCCTGCGCGTGTGCGGAGTCGGTTTGAAAATGATCCCGCGAAGTTTGTTAGTTTTGTGTCGGATGCGAGTAATCTGGAGGAGATGGTGTCTCTTGGTTTGGCGGAGCGGCGTGAGCCGACCAGCCAGCTGGCGCCGGAGGCGCCTGGCACAGTTTCCCCTTGATGTAACTGTGCCCAGTGACAGGGTCACTGTTCGAGCGCCTCGGGGCGCTCTGTGTTCGCCCAGCTATGCTGGGCGATTTTTTTTTTCTGTTACATTTTGTTACACTTTAGTGCTTGCGTTGTTGGTGTTTCAGGTTATAATTGTCTTACGGTCGTGTGATCGTGTGTTCTTGGAGGTTGTTATCATGGCTTTTACTTTTACTGCTGCGGAGAAGGCTTTGTTGATTGGTGCGTGTGAGACTGAGCAGAAGCGCATGGCGCGTGCTATCAATGCGAATCCTAATCAGTCGATCAAGGAAATCATGTTCGCTGATCTTCGTGCGTTGCAGGCGGTGCAATCGCGTGTTGCGAATGAGGTGGTGAAATGATGCATGCGGTGTTTGCTGTGCGTGATACGTGCGTGGGCGCGTTTCACTTGCCAATGTTCTTTCAGAATAATGCGGCTGCCGTGCGCGCCCTTGGTGATGCTGTGAATACTCCGGGTAAGGAGAATGCGTACTACCAGCATCCCGAGCATTATCAGTTGTATGCGGTTGGTGCGTTTAATGATGAGACTGGCGAGTTGGAGTCGATTGCGCCGGTGTTTGTTGTGGATTGTCAAAGTCTGGTTCGCCAGCCGAGCTAGCCAGGTTGAGCCCCCCCCTCGAGGGGGGGGGCTGCTGACGCTTGCCAGGAGGCTCTGGTAGGTGTAGGATGGCTTTGCTGGTGTGTGTCTAGGGGTGTCGGCCCCTTCTTGCTGACAGTGTTTTTATGGAGGTTATGATGCGTCGTCATTCTGTTCATAAGGGCCATTCGGCTCGTAAGTTTCGGCGTCAAGTTGGGCGTACGAAGATTGCTAATTTGCGTGGTCCAATGCGTGGTGGTTTTCGTTTCTGATGTGTACGTCTCCTATGCCTGCTAGGAGGCATCCTAATGGGCATATTGAATTTTTAGGGCGTTCGGCCGATGGTCGTGCGCCCTTTGTTTTTTCGTCTTCCACTGGTTTTCCGCGTGGTCAGTATTTGCAGATTCCTTGCGGTCAATGTGCGGAGTGTCGTTTAAAGCGTTCGCGCGAGTGGGCTGTGCGTTGTATGCATGAGGCGTCTTTACATCGTGACAACTGTTTTCTGACGTTGACTATTTCGGAGTCTGATAAAGCTGTTTCTTTGAATTATGATTACTTTCAGTCGTTTATGAAACGGCTGCGGGCTAAGTATCCGAAGGATCGTATCTCGTTTTTTGCTTGTGGTGAGTATGGTGAGACGAACCCGGTTACTAAGCAGGTTGATGGTGGTAAGTATCGGGCGCATTTTCATGCGTTGTTGTTTAATTTCAATTTTCCCGATCGTGTTCCGTGTCGTATGCTTGGTCGATCGGATTTGTATACGTCCAAGATTTTGGATGATCTTTGGCGTCTTGGTGGTTGTAAGATTGGTGAGGTGACTTTTGAGAGTGCCGGTTATGTTGCGCGTTACGCTATGAAAAAGGTTACGGGTGATTTGGCTAAGGCGGCTTATACCGTGGTTTTGCCGGACGGGGAGATTGTTGAGCGTAGGCCTGAGATGTTGGTAATGTCTAAGCGTCCGGCTATTGGTAAGCGTTGGTTTGAGAAGTTTGGTAAAGGTGTTTATGTGCGGGATTCAGTGATAGCGCGGGGTAAGGAGATGCAGCCCCCGCGTTATTATGATAAGTTGTTGCCGGAGGTTGTGCGTGGCATGGTGAGTCGTGAGCGTGCTGCGAAAGGTGCGGAGCGTGTTGCGGATCATACGGATGAGCGCGATGCGGTTCGCGATGTTGTTGTGCGTGCAGGTTTGGCGCAATTTAAGAGGGGTGATTTATGAGTATGAATTATCGTAATCGGTCGGTGAATGCGCATGATTTTGCGATGATACCGCGTGCGGAGATTCCGCGTTCTTCGTTCAAGATGGAGAAGGGTTTTAAGACTACGTTTGACGCTGGTTATTTGATTCCGTTTCATTTGCAAGAGGTGTTGCCTGGTGATAGTATTTCACTTACGGCGGCGTGTTTTGCGCGGATGGCTACGCCATTGTATCCGATTATGGATAATTTGCATCTTGATACGTTTTGGTTTTTTGTACCCAATCGGCTTGTTTGGACGAATTGGGTAAAGTTTCAGGGTGAGCAGGATAACCCGGGAGATTCGATTTCGTTTACAGTGCCGCAGCAGTCGTCGCCCGCGGCGGGTTATGCGTTGAATAGTTTGCAGGATTATTTGGGGTTGCCGACGGTTGGGACTCCGGCCATTACGGCTGCGGTTGCGCATTCCGCGTTGCCGTTGCGTGGATACAATCTTATCTGGAACCAGTGGTTTCGCGATGAAAATCTGCAAAATTCCGTTACTGTTGATAAGGGTGATGGTCCTGATAGTGTCGCGAATTACGTTCTGTTGCGTCGTGGTAAGCGCCACGATTATTTTACTTCTTGTTTACCTTGGCCTCAGAAGGGCGCTACGGGGGTTTCTATGCCTCTTGGTACGTCTGCGCCTGTGTATGGTGATGGCAAGACTATGGGCCTGACTGATGGCACGAATAAGGGTGCTTTGAACGTCGATAATACGGGCAGGACGTTTATTTATGGTGGTGCGTACAATCAGACGCTAGGTGGGAATCATGTGACTAGCGTCATGAACACGAATAAGGATATTGGTGTTGTGACGAAAGCGCAGGGGAATTCTGGCTTGTATGCGGATTTGTCGTCGGCTACTGCTGCGACGATTAACCAGATTCGGCAGGCGTTTCAGACGCAACGTCTTTTGGAAAGGGATGCTAGAGGTGGTACTCGTTATACGGAAATCCTCCGTGCTCATTTTGGCGTTGTTTCTCCTG